CACTCTGTGCTTCGTTGCTGGTCAACTGATATTCTATATCTCGTTTTAACTGTTTTGCTTTCTTAGCCAACTGGTATGCCTGTGCAGACTTGAAGCCTGCGTTATTAACGGCTTCGTTAGTGCCGGTAGTTTGGACTACATAGCGAGAAATCTGCGTGTAGTTACCAACGCGAGTCGGTACTGCACGAGCATCTGCCTCTGCCGCGTCACCTTCAACCTGCTGGTTCGAGGAACCGGCGGCGATTGTGTCAGTCTGCCACTCAAAATAAGTATTATCAGCGGTAGCCTTGCCACAACCAGACATGAAGGGAGTATCAAGCGGCGCGATGTTGTAGATAATATCGCTTAAGTCCTCACGAATTGAATCTAACCTAGTATCGCCACTTGAGGCTTTAAAGGTATAGTTCGTATTTGTAGGAACTGCCATAGTAATTACTCCTAATTAAAGGTCTATAAAATCCTCTAAAAGACTAGCGGCATCTCTTGAATGTCCTGTCTTTTGGAGGCGCTTCATCTTATCAGCACGTTTACTACGATCACTGGCCTTTTTAGTTACGCCTTTTCCTGAACGTATTACCTTGGGTTTATTCTTTAACTTTTTGGACTTTACATCAGATTTCTGTAGAGCATCATATTTTTGCGCTTTCATCAAAGTAATGAAATGCCTATGGTCTATTAACTCTTTCAGTTCTTCTTTTGTATATCCCTGCTCTAAAGCATAAGTTGAGAGTTCGGATGCCATCTTATTGCGTTTCTCTGGTTCATTCCATTCAGGCACAACATCTACTAATTTTTTGTGTTCTTCCTGAACGGCTAGAGATCGCAATTTCGCTAACTCTTCCTGTCCTCTATTAAATTCTTGAGCCTGCTGATCCCGCGCTCTCTGCACGTTATTTTCGGCATCACGCAATTCTTCTTTTTTGGTTACAAATGCAATGGGGTCTGATTCTCTCAGTTGTTCCCAATTTATATTTGCAAACTGTTCCAGTCCTTGCGCTGAATTATTTATAAATTGTCCAAGTGCTTCAACATACTGCTGACGCTCCGCTTGTGCCTGAACGATTTCATTAGCCCACTGCTGTTGCATTTGGGACATGTCGTTTCTCTGGCTTGCAAGTTCTTGCGTTTTTCGGGTATAGTCAGACTGTCGGGAATATCCCTGCATAAGTTCGTCAAGGCTTACCTCAACCTCTTCACCATCTACTTTAACTGCGTAGGTGGTATTAAGACCGGGTTCCTCTTCGTCCTCATACTCGTCTAACTCTTCCTCAGATTCGTCCTCATCCTCAACGGATTCTTCTTCCTCTTCGGAAACCTCTTCAGATGATTCGTCTTGAATTTCTTCAGTAGACTCTTCAACTTCTTCAGGTTGAGCCTCTTCGGATTCTGGTTTGACCTCTTCAGGTTCCATCATTCCTAATAGGGCGTTGGTTGCTGACACGATACTGCCGTCAGTAAGTTGCGGGGCTTCTTGCTTATCCGCCATAATAAATTCTCCTATATATGGTATTCCTTGATCTTCTCTGCCATCTCTCCAGTTTCAACAATACTGGTTAGATGAAGGCGTAGTCGTTCAAGGAGTCGTAATGAAAGCCAGCATTGCTCCCGGCTTTCGACATCGTTCACACTTGAGTGCGCCCAAGTGTTTAAAATATTTTCTCCTAGTTGGTCAAACGCTTCGTTGTATAATGGGTCGTTAAGAATGCGTTTAGCGTGTTCTTCCCTCAGTTCGTCGCTCATGTTGCTCCTATTGCTACAGCACGTTTCTGTTCGCGTTCAAGGGCTAGTTCTTCGGCTTTAAGTTTAGCGTCTACAGCGGCTTCCTGTGCGTCCTGTTGGACTTTCATCATTTTAACTTGTAGGTCGCCCTGCTTTATTTCCAACTCTTTCATTTTTATCTGCTGTTCCATCATCTCAGCCTGCTGCTCTGGGTTAGGTTGTTCAGGCTGTGGTGGGGGTGGAGCGGTTAGGTAGTCATCAACATTCTGATATCCCATCGCCTTAACCAATGCGGCTCCCAGATTGTACATATTCTGAGGGGTTACTATTGGTAGTCCACCTTGCATGGCTTGTGCGGCAAACTGAATCATCTGAGATAGATGAGCCATCTGCTGATCCTTTGATCCGTTTCCAAGGGCCACAGATACAGTGCAATCCATCTTGTCTGACCAACTATCGGGGCGTACAGGAACCCACTCATTCCTTAACATAACCACCCGCTCCTTATCCTGATATTTCAGGAGGAGTTCGTAGATGCAGTACATCAGTTCCTTAACGCCTGTCTCTGCAAACTGTCTGGCAATCAACTCTACCCTGCTCTGGGCATTAGTCATAACAGCATTAACCGCTGTAGCCGTTGTATGGCTTGTCAGGGCATCTGCGTTGATACCTTGTGTATTTTTATTTACACCTGTCCTAGACTCCCTTACCTCATCTAGATACCCCAGCATCTGGAATGATTCTGGCTGTAGGGGAGGGGTAGCCAAGGGCATGACCGCATTGGGGGATTTAACTCGTACTACACCCCCCGGCCTCTGGGTTAGCAAATCATCCAAATTCGCTTGACCTTCGAGGACAGCATACCTACCGTAGTTCTGGTTGTAGGCGTTATCCATTAGGTTACGCAGTAGCGTACTCTTGATTAACTGTAAGTCCATCACAAGATCAGCCACCGACAGACCGTAGAACTTATGGGGGATTTTTAAGGGGGTGATAGAAACAAACGGAGCCTTGTCAATCTCTTCATTAGAGAATACATAATCGCCCACAGAACAAACCTTCCTAAGTTCCGCTATACCATCTTCATCGTAATCTGTTTTAATAAATGATTCGTAAAGCCAATATTCTCTTAATGCTTCCTCTGTATTACTTTCTAACCCATAACCAGAGAAGGTTGCATGGCTGTTATCAAAGGAGAATCTTGCAAGGCGCTCTGCATTGGGGTCAATCATATCATCGCCGCTACCCAAATCTTCAGGCCCAAAGTCCTGATCTGGGTACATCTCCCTTAATTCAGATAGTGTTTTCTTTACACGGTGACAGGTAAATCTAGCGTCATGTATTCCCTTGGCTTCGCGGGAAATGAGGAATTCTTCTGGTGGTACGTTTTCAATGCGAACCTTGCCATTATAACCAATACGTTTAATAACAACGTCATGGTAAACTCCGCCATCTTCTGTTATACTGTTTGACTGTACCTCAGTGTGTTCAAGAACCTCTACGTCATCGCTTGAGATGAGATATTCAAACTCAACGTCGCCAAGATTGTGATACTCTTCTCTCTGTATTTCTTCATACTCATCCCACCATACTTTAATAATACCGTTCTTCTGAAGAAGGGCATCATGGAACCATGAATAAAGAATTTCCCAGCCGGGATTATCCTTTGTAAAGACATAGTTCACATAGTCAGTGGCCTGTTCTGCGGCTTTTACATCTTCCGGGCCTTGGGGGGTGAATTTAACCATCTCATCGCCAGAGGCGAATACCCTCATAAGAGAGGGTTTGATCCATTCGATTGTATCTTGAACAGTGGAATCAACGTATTGACTGCGGCCATCTACCTCGTTACCAAAGGGCAACGCATAGTAGTATTCTTGGGCCAACTCTCGTTGCTCTGCAAGATCATCGTTGTAATATCCTAGTGCATCATGTATTTCTACATTGATTCTTGCTAGTAATTCTCTATCGTCAGACAATTCCATAGTTCCTATAGGTTATATCGCTAGCCCATTCCGGGTCAGACCCGGCTACGGCATAACGTTGTGATTGGAAGGCGTACCGTGTGGCGCTCATTAAGTCGTCCCTAAGTGCTACCACTTTCCCTTCCTTTCTGTGGTACATCCTAAACTCTTCAAACCAATCGTGGAGCGTGGAGAATACCTTAAAGTTTCCATTCTCCATGCTCTGTAGCATAGCCATCAGCCCCTCCTCTACTGAGTTAGAGCCTTTCTTCTCCCCCAAACCCGGAGGGTTTGTGAAGTGCTGTAGTAGAAAGTTACATCCTAAGTTTCTATACTGCTCGGCAAGTCCGGGGTTTCCCATGCTATCCCTGCGATTTCCGTCATGCGGGTAGGCTATCGGAATAAAATAAGGTCGTTGTCTTATTACCTCGGAGTGTACCGTCGGGCTTGCTTTAGATGCTCTATAGCAGTCGTATATGTAGAAAGTATCACTTTCATTATCTACTGCACACCATACCACAGCCGTAGGGTGATCCCAACCAAAGTCTATGGCCGCAATTCTGGGCCAATGATCCTCTATTTCTATTGGATCAGTCATTAATTCTTCTTCGTTGACAGGGAAGATAAGGCCGGAACCGATAGACGGTCTGCCGTATCTACGCATCTCCCTCTCGTGTGGAGAGTAAGCAGATAGAATCTGCTCCATTGCATCCTCGGAGAGATGCCCCTTCCTTCCCTGCATGGACTTCACATTTTCGGAAGCGTGATCCCATGTGGCATTTGTTAGGCTCTGACCCTTCTTTATATTATTTATAAAGGCGGCGACTGTTTCAGTCATGCCGTTTTCAGGGGTGAAGGTCATATAGACCATTCCTTTCCTGTCTAGGGTTCTCGTGACGCTCTGTGAGTACAGTTCTCTGGAGGGTTCCTCATCCAGCCATACCACATCTACTGATCTACCCTGCCACTTGTCTACGCCCATCTCATAGGCTTTAAAGAATAAAGAAGAGTTCTCGCCGGAAATATGCCGTATGAGGGCTACGGACTTGGCGTTTGGAACACCGGGCTTACGTTCAGTTTTTATAATACATTTTCTGGGAACAGCGCCGGAGCCAAAGGCTTCTGGATCGTCGGGAGAACCCAATAACTCTGCTTGTACAATATCTCTGGTGGTTTCGTTTGATACACCACCGGCCCATGCTGTGATGGGCCTGTTAAACCTTCTTCCCCTCCACCATTTAGGATATAGTCCTGTCAGGTGGTAGGCCATCTCAGCGGCCCCGCAATAGGATTTACCTATGCGGTTTGCCGCCATCAACAGGCGTTGGTTTGCCCCTACACCTGTTGAGTGGAATTCTTCTTGGTATGGGTATGGATCGTAGAATTCAATCTTACTAAATCGTTGACGCTTTTTTATTTCTTTTGCTATCTCTACCGCTTTTCCCATATCCACTGGCATAGGCGGCTCTTGCTTGCTTCTCAGCGGATGCTCTACTTGCATAGCATTTTCCAGATTTTCCCCATTTATAACCCTGTTTTCCGTTGGGTAGTTTACATGATTGGATTGGCATCAGTTAAGAGGGCCAACAAGGGCTTCCAGTTCTCGTTGTAATTCCTCCGTTGATTTCTCTTCAACGTGTGAGACTTCCTGTTTGATCTTCTCAGTGGGTTTAAGACCAGCCCTGTCCAGTATATCCTT